AACTCCAATGTTTGGCCGATGAGCGACAGCGTCACCATCGTTCCAAAGCTGGCTGGAGAGGTAACCACCTACTACGTTGGTGAAAACTCGGCCATCACCGCGAGCGACGCGACTGTTCAGCAGATCAAGCTGGAAGCCAAAAAGCTTGCCAGTATGACGCTCGTCAGCTCGGAGTTGAACGAGGATGCAGTTGTTTCCGTGGCTGAGATGATTTCTCGCAGCGTCGCCTATCAGTTTGCAGTTGCTGAGGATTCCGCTGGATTCCTTGGAGACGGAACGAGCACCTACGGCGGCATCGTCGGACTTGCTGGAGCACTTGCTGCCGGATCGCTTGTTACAGCGACCAGCAATCAAACGTTCTCGGCGTTGACGTTCGCCAACTTTGAATCGGTCGTAGGCTCCTGCAAGATGTGGGCAGGAATCCAGCCAAAGTGGTACATCAGCCAAGCAGGTTGGGCCGCTTCGATGCAACGGCTTGCCAACGCTGCTGGTGGAGTCACGATGGCAGAGCTTGCTGGTGGAATGCAACCACAATTCCTTGGCTATCCAGTTGTCATCAGCCAAGTTCTCACCAGTGCTTTGACCGGAACTACTGGATTGCGTGCTTGCTACTTTGGTGATCTGCGATTGGGATCGTATCTCGGCACTCGCCGCGGCATCTCGATCGCTGTCGATTCCAGCCGCTACTTCGAGCAAGACTCGATCGCTATCAAGGCGACTCAGCGATTCGACATTAACGTCCACGATCGCGGAACCGCATCTGCTTCTGGCGGAATCATCGGTCTCGTCTTCGGCTGATCCTAACCGCCTCTCCTCCAGGTGGTTCGCCGCTGTCTCTTCACCGAGGCAGCGGCTTTTCTCAACAACTTAATTTTTCCGACACAAGGATACACAGAACATGAAACATCTTCAGTCCACAAAACGAAACGTCATGCTCGCACCTATCACGGCTGCGACGACTCAGCGAACAGCAAACCTTGATTGTGCTGGTGCTGATTATGCAACCATCACCATTATTCTTGGAGCCGAAGCGAACACCAACAGCACAAACGTCGCTGTCCGTTTGCTCGAGTCCGATTCGACGACTGCGACCACGTTCGCAACCTTCGACTCAAACTTCAACCGGACGCTCGACAACGCATCAGCCATCGTTGCCGCGTACAGCGTCGACCTGAAGGCACGAAAGCGGTATCTGCGAATCGAATTGACGCCAGACACCACAACCAACGGTGCGGTTCTTTCTGCTGTCGTAGGAAACCTTGATCTCGAAGTCGAGAGCAGTGCGAACAGCAGCAATGCAGACGTTTCTGTTGTTGGTTAATTCAAGAAAACCTGGAGGAGACAGGCAGTTATGGCAAACGTAAAAGTTCAAGCGATCATGACCGCACCTCGTGCTGAAATCACATGGTGCAGGAACCAGATCGAGAAGGCAATGAACGAGCTACGCATTCCACTCAGCGTCAGCGGTGGCGTTTATTACGGACAGTGCATGCAAATGATGCTGGAGGACGCGATTGATCAAGGAGTCGAGTACGCCATCACCGTAGACGGTGACAGCGTCTTTACTGGCGATCAAGTCCATCACCTCATTAGCTTGGCCGTCCAGGAAGACATGGACGCACTGTGTGCAATGCAGCTTCGGCGAGGCAAACCACACATGCTCGGCCATCGATTTGGCGAGGTCTCAGGCGTTTGGGACGGATACCCAATGCAGGTAGACACCGCTCACTTCGGATTGACAGTGCTCAACCTCAAAAAACTTGCTGCTGTCGAAAAGCCTTGGTTTTTTTGCCAGCCAGACGAAAACGGCGGTTGGCGAGGCAACAAGATCGATTCCGACATCTGGTTTTGGTGCCAATGGAAAAAAGCAGGACTAAAGTGCTTTATCGACTGTGCGACGAGGATCGGACACGTTGAAGAAATGGTTGCCATTTACGACGACGACTTCAAGCCGACCCACATGTACCCGCAAGAGTGGAGGAAGTATGCAGACGAGAGTAAAGCTCGCACGCATGTGGATGCGTCATGAGCCTGGATGCGTTGTGGATGTTACGAGCGGAGTTGCAGATTACCTAGTTCGAGCGAGGATCGGAGAATATGAAGTTTCAAGCCGAACTAGTGACGGGTTCGACAGTGGAGCCGCTGACGCTCAACGAAGCGAAAAAGCAGCTCGAAATCTCGACCAGCGACACGACGCACGACGTCCAGCTCGCACAAGCAATCCAAGAAGCTCGTGAACAGTGGGAGCATGACACCGACAGCGTATGCTGCTACCAAACATGGAAAATCCAAGTCCAGTCGTTAACCGACCGTCTTGCACTTCCAAAACGTCCAATTCAAAGCATCACATCCATTACCTACTTCGACGGAAACAACGCTTCACAGACGCTATCGGCATCGTTGTACCAACTCCACATCAACGAGTTCCGGCTCGCTTACCAAGCGACCTTGCCAGCAACGTCAGCACGTTGGGACGCCTGGACGATCAATTACCGATGCGGATATTCGCAAGACGCCACGCTCGTACCGGCAATCGCCAAACGCGCTATGCTGCTGCTCGTCGGCCATTACTTTGAGAATCGTGACATGCTGATGTCTGACGCGATCCAGACCATGAAGCCTTACGAGTCTTTGGTGATGAAGTTCATGAGGTCAAACTACCCATGAGCGGACGACCACGCAACCTAAGAGTCGGAGCCATGAGGCACCGATGCACGATTCAGCAACCTACGGAAACGATCGACTCAGCCGGTCAGCCAGTGGTTTCCTGGACAAACTACGTTGCGGATGAGCCTTGCGATTTTGTGCCGACAGGCGGAAACGAAACTATGCGAGGACGCCAGCTCGAAGCAGGAACCAAAGCCATTTTCCGAGTCCGTTACCGATCCGGTTACGAACCTGAGATGCGAATTGTTTTCAACTCAACGAACTACGGCATTACCTACGTTAACCAGGTCGACGGCTTGCGGCGGTACATCGAATTGGTGTGTGTCACATGAGCATCGAAATCAAAATCAACGAAGAGCTTATCCGAGCGATGGAAGCGTTCGACATCCGTTTGCGAGCAGGTCCGCTGGATCGTTGCCTGAAAGCATTTGGCGAACCGATTGCACGGCATGCCGAAAGCATTGCACCTCGAAGCCGTTCGACAGGAACTCGCGAAAAGCGGTCTGCCAAGTACAAGAAAAATGCAGCGTATCAGAACAACTCCGGCGACAACTTTGGCGTCAAGGTTTTGAAAAGTGCTGTCGGCGTTGTGATAGGTGCAAAGTATCCAAAAGGAAACAAGCAACAGTTTGTTCATCCATCGCGACGCGGTGACAGCTACAGGCGTCACGTCCTCTGGGGGAAAAAGGTGCAAACAATCCGATTCCCGCGTGCAGAACAACCAATCATGAAGGCCTTACGAGCCACCCAATCCGCCGCCGAAGCAGCATTCCGCACTCAATTTGAAAAAGAAATCAAGGAGCTGAAACTTGGCTAAAAACCTCCGCGTATCCACGCTCACCATCGCCAACGGTGCCACCACATCGTCCACGCTGACGCTCGAAAACAATCGAGTGCCTTTGGCGGTCATTACTCCATCGGCCATGACTGGATCAACGCTCACCTTCCAGGCCAGCGACGACGGGTCGACGTTCTATCCATTGTTCAACGAAGGCTCATCGTACTCACTAACGATCAGCACATCAGTTGCACGCCATTACGGACTAGCACGGCAACCGATGGAAGGCGTCAAGTACCTCCAGGTTGTAAGCGGTTCCACAGAGGGTGCATCGCGAACCATCAAAGTGATCAGCGGGGAATAGATGTCGGCAATCGGTGAAGCGTTTAGAACCAAGCTACTTTCGTATTCAACGGTCTCCACGATCGTCGGACAGCGAATGTATCCGGACGCACTGAAAGTCAACGCACAGACGCCTGCCATCGTCTACTACGTCATCAGCACCGACCGCGATCACTACGTCGGAGGCTTAACCAAGGCCGCACACGCACGAATACAACTCGATTGCTACGCGACTACACGCACAGCCGCGTCTGCGTTGTCAAAAGCGATTCGAGAGACCGGAATTGACAGCTACCGCGGCACAACAAGCAACTACTACTTTGCTGGCGTCGAATTTGACTCTGGCGATGAGTACCTACAAGAACCACCGACCGATGGAAACCAGGAACATCGGTATATCGTTTCGTTTGATCTCTTGGTGCACTACAAGGAGCCATAGGCATGCCAGCACTCACCGTACCAGATACCGGACTCGGAGCCACCATCAGCGGCACCGGATTGATTACCACGCTGATCAAGAAGATTGGCGATTACAGCATTGGAACCGAGCAACTCGAAACGACCAGTCTATCGACGACTGGGATGAAGACAATTCGTCCAAGCGATCTCCGAAACAACCCAGAATTGACGGTCACCTTTTATTGGACTGGTGCGGCACCTCCAATCACCACAGCGATGATCCCAACAGCGGAACCATACGCTGGCATCAGTGCGACCATCACCTACCCAGGAGCTGGGTCGCTCCAGGGAACCGTTTTTGTCAAGTCTGTCAAGTTTCCATCCTGCGAGCAAGGCAAAATCATGGAAGGCGAATACACCATCGTCTTTGATGGTGCTACTGCTCCTTCCTTTACAGTGGCGTAATAACCAATGATCACTCTTCAAAAGCATTTAGCGATCAATCTCCAAGGCGAGGAGATTGAAATCACCCAATGGCAGATCCTCGACGATGGCGTTCTCATCGGCTATTTGCCGCACGCTGTTGATTCCGAGATTCTGCCGTTGGCAAACTTTCCTTGGCATCGCAGCGACGAAGTCGTCAAGGCATGTGCTGATCAACGTAGGATTTTCTGCGATGAGAAATCGCAGGTTTTGCCGCCTCAGACACACTTAAAGAGCGTCATTGAGGCGATCCAAGCACAACTCCAAGACGAATCGGACGAGGACGATGAATAAGGACGAGTTTTTCGCGTCACTAGCAGCACCACTCAAAGAATCGGTTGTTTGCGTCGATGGACGCAACTACCGACTCCGAGAGATGACCGAGGATGCTGGAACGCAATACGAACTGATGCTCCAGGACAAAGC